AACTATATAACTTTGGTTTTGAGTATGCAATAAAAATGAATAAAACTATCACATAATGAGGTATATCCACGGCGATATATCTCATTTTTTGTATAAAGTTATCAAAAGGGGAGAAATGATGACTGATATATTGTGTTGTAAAAGCAAATGCTTAAACAACAAGAAAGGGAAATGCACGGCTAATGTCATTGAGTATGACGGCTTATGCCAAACATACATTACACAGGGGAACGCAAGAAAAAGTGCATGCGGTTTGTGTGTTAGATCTAATGGGAAGTTAAAGCGGAAAGGCGGTGAAGTACTAAAATGATTAAAGCGATTAAACAATTCATTAAGGATAGAGCGTTATTCAAAAAAGCTGCACAAGATTTAGACAACAAAGACTTACAGGCAAAAGCGAAATATGCGTTTGAACATCGTGAAGATAACGTATTAAGTATTATTGATTGCCTAGCCATTGTGTGCGGTGTATTGATTATAGTCGGTATTGTGTGGTGCTTAATGTGAATTATCAGCCAACAATAAAGAAACTGCTTAAAGCATTACAAATGAACGGCAGGCGGTATGTAGTCGATGTAAGGCAATCATGGAGTAAATACGATAAGCCTTGCAAGGTGTATATCGTTAATCGAATGTACACGGAAGAGGAATACAAACTAACATTTCCTCACAAGTACAAAAAGGGTAAGACCTTTAAACAAGGACAACTCTATAAGAAAGAAAGTGAGTATAGCAGTACTAAGCAACATGAAGTACTGCTATTTTTAGTTAGAACATATAAAGGTGGTGATTGATATATGGCAGATGCTAACACCTTAACAGAAAAAGAACGAATATTTGCAGATGAGTATATCAAGACTACCAATGCAACACAGAGTGCTATTAAGGCTGGATATGCAGAGAAAAGTGCATCAAGCAAGGGAAGTCAACTATTAAGAAAAGTAAAGGTACGTAAATACATAGATGATGTAATGGAAAGGCGGAGTAAAAACACAATCGCAACTGCTGATGAAGTATTGGAGTACCTAACTAAGGTTATGAATGGTGAAGAAAAAGATGCATTTGGTTTGGATACCTCAATTGCGGATAGAACTAAAGCAGCCGAGTTGTTGGGTAAACGGCACATGCTATTTACTGAAAAAGTGAAACTTGATGCAGAAATAGAGATTGATATATCCGACCGCATGAAACAAGCAAGGGTGAAATCAGATGAAGTACAACAAGGCACAACTGATTGATGCGTTGGGTTCGTTCACTCATGATCCATTAGGCTTTGTATATTTCTCATTCCCTTGGGGTGAAAAAGGAACACCGCTTGAAAACTTTGACGGCCCTGATGAATGGCAAGTAAAGACTTTCAAGAAAATAGGCGAAGAACTACGCAAGGGTAAGACATTAGCTAAGGCAATACAAATAGCAGTTGCATCAGGTCATGGTATTGGCAAGTCAGCGTTTTCATCGATTTTAATTCTATTTGCTATTGCTACGCATGAGAATACAAGGGGAGTAGTAACCGCTAATACTGATACACAGTTAAAGTCTAAGACTTGGGCGGAACTCAACAAATGGTACAACCTGTTTATAGGTAAAGAGTTATTCACCTATACCGCTACGGCTTTATTTAGTGCTGACAAACAGTACGAGAAAACATGGCGAATAGATGCTATCCCGTGGAGCGAAAGTAATCCAGAAGCATTTGCAGGCTTGCACAATCAAGGTAACAGAATTCTTATCATATTTGATGAAGCATCCGCAATATCCGATAAGATATGGGAAGTAACAGAGGGTGCTTTGACAGATAAGGAAACAGAAATTATCTGGTGTGTATTTGGTAACCCTACACGTAATAGTGGTAGGTTTAGAGAATGTTTCAGAAAACATCGAGCCTACTGGACTACATATCAAATAGATAGCCGTACTGTTAAAATCTCGAATAAAGCTAAGTTGCAAGAATGGGTAGATATTCATGGTGAAGATAGCGACTTTGTAAAAGTGCGTGTACGAGGGATATTCCCTAGTGCATCGGATACACAATTCATATCCGCATCAATCGTGGATGAAGCACAAAAGCGAATGTACAGAGTTGGTGAGTTTAATAACCTACCTGTAATTATCGGTGTAGACCCTGCATGGACTGGTGGCGATACATTGGAGATTGTCATGCGTAATGGATACTCTATGAAGTGTTTAGCCACTATTGAAAAGAATGACGATGATATGCGTATGGCTAACCTAATAGCACAATTCGAGGATGAATACAAAGCTGATGCGGTATTTATCGACCAAGGGTACGGCACTGGTATTTACAGTATCGGCAAGTCAATGGGTAGAAAGTGGCGGTTAGTTGCCTTTGGCGGTAAAGCACCTAATGATATGTATCTCAACATGAGAGCGTACATGTGGGGCGAAATGAAAGAATGGCTAAAAGAGGGCGGTTCAATTCCTAATGAGCAAGGATTGTATGATGACCTCGTAGGGCCAGAAGCGATCATTGATAAAAACGGCCGTATCCAACTGGAAAGCAAAAAGGACATGAAAGAACGAGGCTTACCATCACCAAACAAAGGCGATGCATTAGCCTTGACCTTTGCATTTAGGGTCACTAAAAAAATAAATGGCAATCACAGAAGAGTAGCGAATACAGAGTACAAACCATTTGGGTAAAGGGGGAATGTGAATGTGTATGAAAGCTAAAACACCAGATATTAAACAACCGGCACCATCGCCTACACCAGTTGCACAAACTGATGATATGGCACAAAAAAGAGATGAACAATGGTTCACAGACAAGAAGCGTAAGAAAACTGGTTATGACAGTACCATCTTGGCTAGTGCGTTAAGTCAAGCCACAGGCAAAACAACATTAGGCGGTTAATATGAGTACTATTCTATCAAGCCTTGCTAGGCAACCAACAGAAAAGCCTGTAACTAAACCAAAAGACTACAAGAAAATAAAAGCTAAATTCAATCAGATGTTCACCAATCGTCAAAAGTACGTTGAGAAATGGAAGATGATTAGAGATTATCAGTTACCATTTCTCGGTGTATTCGATGGCGAACAAGACCAATCAAAGTTGTATACCGATAAAATCCTTACTGGTATAGCATGGGAAAGTTGCCAAATATTTGCAAGTGGTGTAATGAGTGGAATGACACCGCCTAGCCGTAAATGGTTTAAGCTAACCATGGAAAATACCGACATGGCAGCAAATAGCGATGTAGCGAAAGTATTAGATGAACGTGAAGAAATATTGTATGCAGTATTTGCAAAATCCAATTTCTACAATGTGGTTCACCAAGTCTATATGGAGTTACCATTCGGACAAGCACCGATGTCAATCATGCCTGATGGTAAAGTTGGTGTGCGTTTCACATCGTATCCAATTGGCACTTACGCATTAGAATGTAATGCTAATGGTGAGGTTAATACGTTTGGGCGGAAGTACAACATGACTTGCGACCAACTCGTGGAAGAGTTTGGATATGATAACTGTACCGAAAAGATTAAAAATGCATACGATGACGGCAAGGGTAATGCAACTGTATATACTGTTTGTTGGCTAGTGTGCGAGAACAAAGACCGCAACGGAAAACTAGGTAATAAGAATATGCCTTATTCCTCTATTTACTGGGTTGAGGGGAGTAGGGACGATGAAATCTTGCGACATAGTGGCTATGAAGAATGGCCTATTCCGATTGCACGGCACACTACACATGATCTAAATGGTTATGGTAAAGGTAGTGCATGGTTTGCACAATCTGATGCGATGATGTTGCAGAAATTGGAATTAGACCGATTAACCGCTATTGAGTTAGGTGTGAAACCGCCAATGGCCGTAACATCTGATGTAATCGGTAGTGTATCACTATTTCCTGGCGGTATTACAGAGGTCGATACAGGCGGTAAGGTTGAGCCTATCTTTAATGTAGGTATCAATCTTGATTGGATTATGCAACAAATCATTGAAGTTAAAGATAGTATCAAGCGTGCATATAGTGCTGACTTATTCCTTATGCTAGACAATATGGACAATGGACAAATGACGGCAAGGGAAGTCATGGAACGCACGCAAGAGAAGTTACAACAATTAGGGCCTGTAGTGGAACGGCTACTATCTGAATTTCTTAATCCGATTATCGAGCGTACCTATGCGATATTAGATCGTGCAGGTGTGTTTCCACCAATCGATGAAGCATTAGCGGAAGAGTTAAACGGCCAAGATGTTAAGATAGAGTACATTTCACCATTGGCACAGGCACAGAAAGTATCATCTTTAACTTCTATAGAGCAGTATTTCGCATTCTTAATGTCATTAGCACAGGGCAATCCTAACATTCTACAAAAATTCAATTTTGAAGAAGCAGCTGATTATTATGGTGTTAACCTCGGTGTACCTGCAAAAGTAATTGTATCGAATGACGAATATCAAGCTAAGATGGAAGAACAGCAACAGGCACAACAAGAACAAGAGGAACAAGCACAAATGATGCAAGCGGCACAATTAGCACCTCAAATGGCTAGTGCAGCTAAACAAGCAACTGAAGCAGCAAATGACGGAAACCCTGTAATGCAACAGTTAATGGGAATGGGGTACTAGATGAAACAAAAAAGAGATTATATGCGTGAGCGTGATATTGAAGCGCTAAACCACGTACTGAGTGATGAACTCGGTAGGTGGTTTTTTTATCGCATATTAGACCGAGCAAAACTGAATAGCCAGTCATTCACAGGCAACAGTACAACATTCTTTAATGAGGGAATGAGGGCTGTTGCTATTTTGTTACAAAACGATTTAGGGAAGATTGGCGATGGTGTAGAGGGTGTTAAGAAATACCACCTAGCACAAATAGAAAATATTCAGATGCAAAAGTATTTCAAGAGTTTAGAACAAAGCGAATTAGAGAAAGGTGAATAACCATGGATGAAAATTTAGAACAAGGCACAAACAATAACACGGATAGTGCAAATGGTGGTACACCACAGGACACGAACACACAAGACCAACCAAATACGATTTTAGGCGGTGGCGGTGATACTAACACCGACCAACCTGCAGAACCTATTGTGTATGATTTCTCAACTGCATTTGAGGGTGGCGAAGTTGACCAAACCATCGCAGATGAGTTTTCAAAAATGCTTAATGGTGTAGGTGCAACGCAAGAGCAAGCATTACAGATGGCTAAGTTTGGTAATCAATATGCAACCAATCTTGTAACGGCTTACGAAAACCAAAAGCAAGAAGCACTAAAAGCACAATACAAAGGTTACGCAGATAACGCTCGTGAGGTATTAGGGAGCAAATTCGATACTACTGTTAGCCAAGCGGCCGCAGGTGTTGAAGCAGTAGAAAAGACAATTCCTAATATCCGTGAAATCCTAGCTGAAAATGGCTTGGGGAATCGTGTAGAAGTAATTCAACTATTCGCACATATCGCTGGTATGGCAAGCGAAGATAGTAACGCAGGGAACAACAGACCTGCAAATAATCAATCTGACGAAGCTATTAGACGGAATATGTATCCGTCCATGTTTAAAGATTAAAGGAGATTAATTAATGGCTACAATTGGAACTAACAATCCTACATTATTGGATTTACAAACTCGTATGGATCCAAATGGTAAAATTGCACAAATCATTGAGCAATTAAACCAAACAAACGAAATCATTCAAGACATGACAATGATTGAATGTAACGATGGTACATCTAATAAAACAACAGTACGTACTGGATTACCATCCACTACATGGCGCATGTTGTATGGCGGTGTACAACCATCTAAATCCACTACCAAACAAATCACAGATACTTGTGGTATGTTGGAAGCATATTCCGAAGTGGATAAAGACTTGGTTAAACTTTCCAATGACCCTGTAGCATTCCGTGCAACAGAAGATAGTGCGTTTGTTGAAAGCATGGGCCAAGAAATCGCACGCACGCTTTTCTACGGTGATGAAACTACACCAGAAAAATTCATTGGCTTATCCGCACGTTTCAATACATTGGATGTGAAAAAAGCTGATTGTGCTAAAAACATTATTGATGCAGGCGGTACTGCTAACCTTGCCTCTATGTGGCTCGTAGGTTGGGGTCCTCTTACTGTACATGGTATTTATCCACGTGGCAGTCAAGGCGGTTTAGAACAAGAAGATTTAGGCGAAGTAACAGTTACTAAAGCTGATGGTTCTATGTTCCAAGCTTATCGAACTCATTTTAAAGAAAACATCGGTTTATCCGTGCGTGATTGGAGATATGTAGTACGTATCGCTAATATCGATATGAAATCTATCAAAGAAGATATTTCCGCAGGCCCTAATTTGATTAACTTGATGATCCGTGCAGAAGAAAAAATGCAATCTCTCACAGGATGTAGACCAGTATGGTATATGAACCAAGAATTGCGTACATTCTTACGCTTGCAAAAGAATAAAGTACATGGTTCTACTATCACAGAAGATATGGAAATGGGTAAAATGGTTACTCGTGCGAATGGTATTCCTGTTCGTAAAATTGATGCATTGCTTTCCACCGAAGCACGTGTTACTGCATAGTAGAGAGGAGAAAATACATGATTATCGATACTTTAAATACATTCCATTGGAAACGTGAATTATCTGGCAATGTCAGCTCCGATGTTATGATTACTAGCGGTGATGCTGACCCTAACTTGTGGTTAGTTGTTCGTGTGGACAAAGCATTAACTGGTACTGCATTAATCAACGTATATACATCTGATACAGAAAACATTACTAACCCTGTATTGTTGCATGGTATTACATTACCAGCCAATGCACCAGCTGGGTACGAATATAAAGTGCGCTTGGCAAATGGTGTTAAACGTTATACACGTGCTAATGTCAACAATGCAACGGCTGGCACAATTTCTGTATTCTTAACTAGTGGTATCACTAGCAAATAGGGGGGTAACATGGAATACATTGCAAAAGTAACTTTGTATCACAATACAAAGGGTTTAATTGAAGAAGGACAAACAGTAGAACTTACAAAAGAAGAAGTAGCTGAATACGATAAAGATTACTTCAATGATTTGTTTGAAGCTGTAGGAGCAGAAGAAACCGAAGATGGCGAAGATAAGCCAAAGACTAAATCTAAAGGCAAGAAAACGGAAGAACCTGCAGAATAACAGAATGAGGGGTGCGTATGCATCCCTCTTTTTTACTACAAAGGGGGCAATATGACACCTACTGATATTTGTAATATGGCTCTTAGTCTTATCAATGGCGGTAGGATATACGGCCTTGATGAAGAAACAGAAACAGCTAGACAATGTAGATTGCACTATGATGCGACACGCAAGATGCTACTTTCACAATATGAATGGAATTTCGCACGTAAGCGTGAAGAGTGCGTGTTATCTGAACATAAGTTAGCTGGCTATGAATTTGTTTATGCGTATCCTGAAAAGTGCATCCGTATCCTTGGGGTTATTCCTAAAGGTGAACGATTTAGAACGGAAAGCCAAAAGGAATATGATGTATTTACCTTTGACGATAACACAAAGTATATCGTGAGTGATGTACCGCTTGCGTACATTGATTATGTGTACGATGTGCAAGATATAGATATATTTAGTTCTGTATTTATTCAAGCATTGAAGTCTAAAATGGGTTCTGATTTAGCTATGCCATTAACTGGTAATAGTGGCTTATTCGACCAGTGCTATAAACTCTATCAAGCAGCAACGCAAGAGGCCAAGAGTTTGAGTGCTAAAGAGCGTAGGCAAGATATGCCATATATTTCTAACTATGTAAAAGCAAGGAGTTGGTAATCATGAAACCAATGTATATATCACAACTTGCATTTACAACAGGTGAGATTTCGCCTGATGTATCTAGACGATTTGACCTAGATCAATTCAAAAGTGCATTGCTATTAGCAGAAAATGCAGTAATCAGACCTTATGGCGCAGTAGCTAGACGGCAAGGGTCAGAGTATATAGGACAAGTCAAAAACAAGGATAAATCTACACGACTATTTGAATTTACGGCCGAGAAGAATAAATCATTCCTACTTGAAATCGGTGAGCAGTATATTCGAGTATGGCGGAATGGTATCTATACAGGTATTGAATTACAGACACCATTTGAAAGCGATGTAGTTGATAAATTGAACTGCATCCAAAGTGGCGATGTAATGTTCATTTGTAGTGGTAAATACCCTGTTAAAACGCTATCACGATATAGTGATACAGACTGGCGATTTGATACGTACAAGTTATCAGAGCAACCATACGGCGAAGTCAACATTGACAAAGAAAGTACTGTAATCTTAAATGGCGATACATTAACCGCCACAAAGGATATTTTCAATGCTGATATGGTTGGTTCGGTCATGCAGATTGAACATTTTGTTAAAGCAGTAAGCACCAGTAAAACTGGCGAAGTAATACAACGTACTGAATATGTTACACGTGAAAGACATGGCGGATATAGTAGACTTGTTGGTGAGGATTACAATAATATCAATTACGATGTAGAACAATTTAGTGCTGATGAGGATTTATCATGGAAATTCACATCACATGGTACATGGAATGGTACAGTTAAAATCCAAATTAGCAATGACAATGGCACTACATGGAAAGATTACCGAGTGTACACATCTAACAACGATTACAATGTAACGGATACAGGCAAGGTTACACCTAGTGCTAAATTGAAAGTTGTATCTGATTTAAAAGGCGGCAGCGTTAATGTAGATTTATCATTCTTGCCACATTCAAACTATGGTGTAGTTGAAATTAAAGAATTTGTTGATAGTAAGCACGTTAAAGTTAATGTATTGAATAGCGTTGTAGATAACGAAGCAACCTCTAAATTCAGATTTGGACAATGGGGTAAAGGCCTTGGTTATCCTCGTGTATGCACGTTTTACCAAGACCGATTTATCCTAGCATCTAGTAATCAATATCCTAACTACATATGGTTTAGTCGCACAGGTGATTATTCAAACTTTGGTGTAGAAAAGGTAGGCGGTACGATTACAGACGATAGTGCAATCACATTACCTGTTATTAACCGCAAAATGTATGACATTCGACACTTGATACCTGCTAATGACTTATTGATTTTAACCAGTGGTAACGAATGGATTATTGATGGTTCTAAAACTATTACACCGACTAACTGTAATCTACGCACACAAACCCAACGTGGTGCATCTGAATGTGAGCCACAATACATAGGGAATAGATGCGTGTATGTGCAAGCTAGAGGGTGTGTAGTGCGTGATTTAGGGTATTCATATGAAAGTGATAACTACACAGGGGCTGACTTAACTCTATTCGTTAAGCATTTAACCAAGTATCGTAACTTCATTACAAGTGCTTATGCACAAGATCCAGATAGTATCGTTTATTACGTTACCGATGATGGCAATATCGATTGTCTAACTTACATTCCTGAGCAAAAGGTGTATGCGTGGTCGCACTTCACCACAAAAGGTAAATACAAATATGCTGAGAGTGTGGCTGAGGGCGAACAAGACAGTTTGTATGTAATCGTTGAGCGTGATTTCAAAAGCGGTACAGTGATGTGTATTGAGCGATTTGAGCCAATGTATAACGCTGATAATAACAATGTGTATATTGATTGTTATATCCGACAAACTAGCACAGAGAATATCAGTACTATCACAGTACCGCATCTAATTGGTGAGGATGTGCAAATCGTTGTAAATGGTAGGGAACGGCCAATTAAGGAAGTACCACCTACGGCAATTATTAATATCGATGGTAAGGCCCAAAGCGTAGCCGTTGGTATTAACTACACTACACGATTACGTATTCCAAGCATCGAAATGCAAATACAAGATGGCACATTACAAGGCCGTGTGTTAACAATGAGTAGGTTATCGATGAACATCTTAAATTCATTCGGCGGCAAAATCGGAAGAAACTTCAATCATATGGATGATATTTCACTACCACCACTCAAGTTATATAGTGGCGATAAGGTATGTATATTGCCAAAATTCGATGGAGTGTACTCAACCGATGCATCTGTATGTATTTTGCACGAAAAACCGTATCCATTTAACTTACTGAGCGTTACGAGAGAAATAGAAATAGGTGGTGGTTTTCCAAATGTTACAGGACTTTGATATTTGCCCTGTAAGGCACACTTCATTAATTCATGACTTATATATCGACTTGCGCGCTATAGATACCTTAGAGGTCAATATAGCGAACCAAAATTTTCCGAATTATGGAAAAAATGATTTTGTGATGGATATATGCAGTTGTGATTATGAAAACCACATTGTAATTGATAATGATGTACCAATAGCGGTATATGGAATTTCAAAAAAGCCAATCAACGGAATGTACTGCATTTATTTTTTAGGAAATAAGATACTAGATACGAATTTGAAATTGCAAAAGGAATTTCTAAAGCGAAGTAACGCAATCATAAAAGAGTGGTTATCCACTCATGAATGTTTATTCAATTTCATACATAAGAAAAATAACCGCTCGAAGCGATGGCTAACATCACTAGGGGCGGTTATTCATTCTGATATAACACATAACGGAATGGAACTATTCACATTGAGAAAGGGGGATGCGAATGTGTAATCCTATTGCATTAATGGCAGGTCAAATGGTTACTCAATTATGGGGGCAACACCAACAGACCAAAGCGCAAACTGCAATGTACAACGCACAGGCACAAGCAGCGGAAGCCAACGCACGTATATCTGATAGGAAGCAACAGGATATTGCCAATCAAGCACTACAAGAGCGAGATAAGATGGACAATAAAATGAGGTTGATTGCAGGTCAGAATACGGCGGAAGCAGGCGCTACAGGGTTAGCCATGAGTGGTACACCATTACAGTTAATGGCTAGTAGCTACGATGAATACAACAAGGATATTAACAATTGGGAAACTAACAAAAATAACAGTATCTACAATGAATATCTTAATGGGGTTAATTATCGCAATGAAGCTAGTAGTGCAAGAGCGGCTGCATCTAATGCTAAAACGCAAGGGCGATTGCAAATGCTTGGTACTATCTTGAGTGGTGCATCTAGTATATATGGGATGAAACAACAATATGCAGGTGGTAAATACACAACTCAATATGGCGGTGATGTAAATGGTGTAACAGAAAGACCAGTTAAAACAGTTAAGAAAGTTTGGACTTTTAACGGCAGGTAACTATGAAATTAGTTAATTATGAACAAAATGAAAGATTGAATACAGTTAATGGTGAGTTTAGACCAACAATCAATGCGGAAGCATATGGTGTTAACCAAAACGGAATTAATACATTTGCAAAAGCATTGGATGATGCATCTAAAACTTGGCTTGAAATCGATAAACAAAAAGATTATATCAATGCTACAAATGCTATTAATGAATTTAATCAAAAAGTAACTGAATTAAAATTTGATAAAGATAAAGGGTTAATGTACCAAAAAGGTATGAATGCGCAAGGGATACTACCTACATACCTTGAAAGCACACAAAAATTCCAAAGCGAACTTGCTGCTAAATATAACTTACGTACAACTGATGCGGTAAACGCTTTTAACAAAGCGGTTGAAACATCAAAAACAAACGATTTAGATGGTATATCTAGGTACATGAGAGGTCAGTACGAGGATGCACTAAGCACTGCTACACAAAATCAAATCAATAACTTGAATAACAATCTGTTACAAACGAATGATGTTAATCAACAAATGAAAACATTAACATTAACAGGCGATTTAATAGAAGCAACTGGTAAACAATTAGGGCTTGATGATGAACAAATAGCATCTAAAAAACAACAAAACTATGATCTTAATGCTAAAACCTTATTAGATAAAACTGTTGCTGATAATAATTCAGAAACATTGGACAAGCAGTTGACTGCATTAACTGGGCTTGCTAGTGAGAATGTATTAACACCATACAGGAAAATGTACCAACAAATGGGTATAAACAAAATCGCTAACAATGAAAACGATTTCGGCGCAATTCGATTGGCTGCAGGCGATGATGTAAATCGTGGTATGGACATTATGGGTTCACGCATACGTTCGCAAATGGAAGCCAAAAACAAGGAAGCCATGCAGTCAGGTATTGGTGCTAATCAACATTTATGGAAATTAGCACAATATGCACACAATAAGTATGGTATCAATACAGAAATTGCATATAGGCAGTTGTATGCAGAGGGCACAGATGGTGGCGAACTTAGTAGATTAGCAAGAGAAAATCATAACTACGCAGGGCTAACTCAATCAGAGCCTAATGGAGAAGAGAACAAACAACCACCTGAAGATGGAACGAATTATTACAAAATGTATAATTCCGATGAAGAGTTTGTGGATGATTGGATTGAACACTACATAAAGCCAAATGGTGCAGTCAACGCACAGAGCGTAGAGGAATATGCTGATAAGCTAAAAGCAGGTGGATATTATGGCGCAGGTGCAGAACATTATAAAGCATTAATGCGCAATGCACCTATGACTAAAGGCGGTCAACCTGTTTTTTCTGAAGATCAGATTGAAAAGGCGGTTAAACAAGGCCGTGAAAATTATAAAGGTTGGCTGACAATGCAAATGAACATCGAAGCCAAGCAAGCTAAAGATAGAATTACTGCAGCTAAAATTGTATATAACCAATTAATAGCAAAAGGCGATTATGTAGGTGCATCATCTTACGCACACGCACAAGCAGCAGGCGCACAGACCGATATGGAAAAGGAAGCGTGGAGCGGTACAGAAGCATCAATGCGACCTAAACTTGATTCTATGTATGAAAAAGGCCTTAAATTAAATGCAAAACAAAAGTTTGAGTTGAAAAAATATGCTGAAACTCATACATACGAAGAAACACTAGCGCACGCACAGAGAGTGTACCCTGATAAAGTTGTTGATGATAGCTTTGATGAAGTGTTGCTCGAAGCGAACGATAACCGATTAAAGGCCAACAAAATTGATTTAACACCTTATGATAGCGAAATACAAAGTGCGTTGCCTGCTGACAAATCATTGCGTTCAAGTTTTGAATATGGTGTTAAACAAGAGATGTTAAGTCGTAAAGCTGACTTTGAAAGCAAACACGGCAGAGCGCCTACAGAAGCAGAAATGCATGATATATTTGAGGGCGCATTGACAACACAAACATTACGAAGTACGGAAAAACCATATTTCGGTGATGGTGATGATTATAGCGCACCTATTAGCGCAGCAAGCAATAGAGCGATGGGTATTGTGCATGTTGAACCTGTTGGTAACCATTATGTGCGTGTAACATATCAAGATGGCTCAACAAGAGATATTTACGAAAGCGTGTATAACAACATGCAAAGAAGATATAACGATAACGGAGATTAAAAATGGCTAAACAAACACTTGAACAAGAACGGCAAGAAGCACTAGCTGTACAGAATGGCTATGTTAAAACATCACCATCTTTTAGTGCTAGTGCTGGTGTTCAGTCTAAACCTACTGGCGGTTTTACTGAGGTTGGTAATGTAATAGGTGCAGGGATAGATACAACGGCACAAGTAGTTGATAATGCTATTAATGCAATTAAGGCTATTGCAAACACACCACGCACAATGGAAGAAACTAATGCTGATGGTACAACCACATATTATCCGTTTGGTAAAGCTGACAATCCATATCAAGGTTTAGAACCACTAGGACAGTCATTACAGAAAGTACTTCCTACAAGTGTTGTTAGTAATACGGATAGATTGTTTCTATACAATAATGATACCCTACGTTATAACGAAGCAGTTAGAATGGGTAAGGTATTAGATATTGACCCTGATGTAATTATGCGTGGTGATGATAAAGCATTTGAACGTGCTGATTACTTATCAAGACGAGTTGAACGTGGCGCAGTATTACAAGATATATATGATGAATTTCCTGAGTTGTATAAAGTAAAGTATGGTTCGCAAGCAGAACAATTACAAGCCATTAACAATCTACAATCAATTCGTGCTACGAAATCTACGTTCGATGCAATTCAACAAGGTATTTGGTCCATGAACGATCAGATGAAGTTAGGTGATGTTGGATTTGAATTGGCACATACAAAAGACCCTGAACGTATTGACAAATTAACATCAGAAATGGAACGCTTGCAAAATAACTTGCGCAACTACCGAACACCTGACGGAACTAATCCGTTACAAGAAGTATTCGGACAAACGGCAGCACAAGCATACATGATGGGTAAACAAGGCGGTACAGGTGCAATCATAGGCGGTGCAATCGGTGCGGTAATTGGCGGTTTAACTACTGATGGTGTAGGTATAGGCGCAGGTGCAGCAACTGGTGCTAAATGGGGTGGCGGTGCTGACATGGCATACGAAATGTACAAAATGTCATTCGGTAACAAATACCTAGAACTCATTAATAAACGTGATGCAAATGGTAATAAAGTATACTCTAATGATGAAGCCTATAAATACGCTATGACATATGCTGCAGTTGATACAGGTATTGAAATGGCATCTACACGTTTCATGGTTAAAGGCATAGGTAAAGTAGCGCCTAAAGCAGTTATGTCAAAAGTATTACAAGGTGCTACAAGTGATACAATCGCAACATTTAATAGGGGCATTGGTACTACTGTTGCACAAATGGCTAAAGCATCTGTTAAGGCTGGCGGTTCTGAATTAGTTGAAGAGGGACTGCAAGACATCAATGAAAAATTCCAACATAACCTATACCGTAATGCTAATGACCCTGATGGAGTATATTCCATAGGTGATATGGCGGTAGGTGCAGGTGGTGCAATGCTACAAGCACTACCAGCCGTTATTGGTTTGGGTGCAATTGGTGGCGGTATTAGTGGCATCCACACCATGAAAGCGTTCCATGAATTTCAAAAGCTAACACCAGAAGAGCAACAACAAGCCGTAATGGCCGAGCAAAATCGAAATGGTACTGCTATTATGCAAGCATTGAAGCAAGATGCATCGTCAAATAAAATGGCAAAAGAAAACCCTGAACTGTACGGAAAGATTGTACAAGCACAGGGCGATAATGTAGGTGTATCTACTGCATATGTAAATGTAAACGAAATGGCAGAAACCGAAGAGGGCCAACAAGCCATTAAGAATATGATTGATAGTGGCTTAGTTACTCAAGAGGAAGTATCAAAGAGTATCGAAGCTAACGCAGATATTCCTGTACCAATCGGAAAGTATGCACAATTAAGCGGTGGCTTGACGGAAGAAACTGTAAAGGCCCTAGAAGAAAGTACATACTTTACTCGTGGTGGTATGTCTATGAAAACACTGGAACGTGCAAAAGCGGAAGTGGAAGCCTTTAATAATAATTTAGTTGATGCTACCGAAAAGAAAGCACAACGAGTTAAAGAAAGCATTATCCGTGATGAATTTGAAGATGCAAGCGATGTAGATCGTGAAGTACTAGAACAAGTATTTTCTAATCCTACACAAGTTAAGCAAGCATATAATAATTTGTACAAAAACCTAGTGCAAGAGTATCGTGAAAACTACGCAAGCGACTTTGACAACATGGACAATGACATTAAAGAAGCTACGGCAAGTGGTGTAGAGCCACAATGGTTGACTGATTATAAGTCTAATAATGGTGGTAAAGCACCACGCACTAACGCAGAACGTAGACGTGCAGCATTTCATTCTAGCGTAGCAAAAGCACAAACTGCATTTGCTGATAACGTGGAAGCACTTAACCAAAGCAATATCCATCATGCTGATATGGAACACACCTTACAACAAATTGAAAGCCTTGAGAAATTGCATGATAAGATTTTTGCATTAGCCGATAACGATATAGCATTACGGATGCAACTATCCAAGAGTGGCTATGAAGTGTACAACAAAGTAGTTAAAGCGATTGGCGAAAGCACCGATAGAAAACAACGTGAAACGGCAAAAGCTAATGCGTTGTTAATGGCACAACATGCTGATGTAATGGCACAATATATGCGACAAATGGGCAAAGGCGGTTATACTGCTATGGATTATTTACGTGATAGCGTGCGTATCAAAATGGATGCGGTTTTAGAAAACCAAAAAGGGTATAATCAATTAAATCAAGGTGCAAGACTTAAATTAAGTATTGATAAGAAAAAGTGGAGTAGAATTATAGATAATATTTCGTCTTATAAAAGAGATGATTTAATTAGAGTTATGGATACTCCAGCTGTACTGCAACTCGTAGGTGTTAAGGATTTGCCAATTAAAATGTATGTTTCTAAATATTTTGATATGAAAACAGGTGCTGGCAAAAACAATCAACATAAGACAGTTACTAACAAAATGTGGAAACAATTGCCAAGTGCATTGGTAGATCCGATTGCAATTTTCCCATCTAAAACAGTTAATGGTTCAATTGTGATTATGACAGAAATTACAGATAGCAACAAAAAGCAAAGTATTGTTGCTTTGGAATTATCAACTAATGTTGCAAAGAATATTACAATTAATAGAATAAAATCTTTTTATCCTAAAGATAATGCTAGTGCAAACACATGGTTTTATAATAATTTTGCAGATAAAAATAATCCGCCACTATATATTAACGAACAAAAAACCACTAGATGGTTTACGAGGCGCGGGCTCCAATTGCCTTACCAAGTAAACCAATCTAGTGGTTACTTTAATAAAAGTATACCAAACGAAAAAGATTTAAGCAACTACAGAAATGCAAATAGTAATATTTTTTATCAATCAGCATGGCATGGTTCGCCGTATGACTTTAATGAATTTGATTTAGGTAGTATCGGTGGTGGTTTAGGAACACAAGCATTTGGTTGGGGGTTATATTTTACTGAAAACAAAAATGTAGCTGAAAAATATAAAGTAGAGCGTAAATCTAAAAATAAATTTACTTTAAATGGTAATGATATACCAATTGAGTATGCTCCTGTTATAGAACAAATATTTGGTGGCATTAATGTAGAGAATAATAAAGAAAGCCTATTAAATCGGTTGGTTCTCAATAGAGATGCTGAACAAAGTAATTTAGATTTAGTTACTAAAAATCTGAATGAATTAGATGGTGTTTTAGATTTTATAACACAAAATAGTAAATTTGCTTTTAATAAACTACCAACACTTGTTGATAATAAGTTTGAACGAATGGCAACTGTTATATTAAACGATGCTAAAACCAAAGCTAAATCTGATAACAAACGAGTGAATAAAGAATACCTATTTGATGTTATTGAGGAGTTGCAGAACAGATACAAGAAACATTATATTTTTTATAATGATATCGTTTCGAAAATTTCATATCTAATTGATAATATTGATAGTTTTGAAGTAACTTCTGTTTACAAACCAACACTATATAATGTTGAAATTCCAGATACAGACACAATGTTAGATTACTCAAAACCAATTAACGAACAGTCGGAATATGTTTTAAACAAAATAAAACAATTAGATCTGACTGACATTAATAAAACTGGTAAGGAATTTTATAATGATTTGTCAGAACGTTTAGGTGGTGACAAAAACGCATCTCTTAAATTAAACGAGTTAGGTATAAAAGGGATTAAATATAAACATGGTCTTAGTCATAATTTTGTAGTGTTCGATGATAAAGCAATTAAAGTCATTGAAAAGTACAACCAATCTGTTAATGGCATGACCGAAATCATGAGCGATGGTGAACGTATCATCAGTATTTTCAAAACTGCTGATAGAAGTACATTCTTACACGAAATGGGCCATGTATTCTTTGATGATATTCAAAAGCTAGCATCTATGGACAATGCACCTAAACAATTACTTGATGATTGGAACACACTCAAAGAGTGGAGCGGTTGGGTTGATGGCGAAAACGTAGATAATACCAAAGCACACGAGAAATTCGCACGAGGTTGGGAAAGCTACTTACGAAGTGGTGAAGCACCAACAAAAGGATTGCAACGAGTATTCCGTCAATTCTCTAAATGGTTAACTCGTATTTATCGTAGTGTACAACGATTAGGCGGTGAAGTACCATCTGACATTAAAGATATAATGGCACGCATGATAGCTACACAAGACGATATTGAAAACTACGCACATGAGCAAGCACTAGAGCAATTTGAAAATACAAAATTGTATCAACAGTTGAGCGAAAGTGAACAAGCACGAGTACAAGGCTACATTGCTGACATTAAAGAAAAAGCAAAAGAACGTGTAATGCGCAAGTATATGAAAGAGTTAGACAATCGACCTATTAAAGAATGGGAAGAAGTGAAAGACGATGTACAAGCGGAAATCGAAAAGCGTTTAATCGAAGAATATCCTATCTATAAAGAACATCAACGATACATGGCATTGGGTGATGGTGCATTGGAAAATACTCAATATCGAACTATTGAGGGGTTAGAAAAGGCGGAACGTGAGGAAGCTGGCAGTACTTACGATGAAGCAGTAGCGCAAGAAATGGAAAACGCTAGAAATGAGTTTGTTAATGATCCAAATGCAGGTAAATCTAACCAAGAAATAGCCGAAGAAATGCTATTATCCAATCAAGGTCAAATGGAACTTACTCAAGAGGAAGCACGCTTAATTAAGGCACATACCAATAAAGACCTTGCCAAGAACTGGGAACTACTAAGCAAATTACAAAAGCTAGACCCTAACAGTGAAAATCTTGATGAAGAATTGAAACCAATTGAAAAAGAATTGACGAAATCTGAACGCATCAAGAAAGACAATGCAAGGGTAGCACAGGAATTAGGCAGTGTATCCAAAGAACTTGATACTGCACAAGAACGTATTGAAAAGCTAAAAACACAATTGCAAGAACGCATTGATGCAGTGCGTGCAATTCGTGATGGTGGATTTGGTACAATTCCTAAATACATGGAACGTGCTAAAAGAGAATTAGGCGATTTGACCTTATCTCAAGCTAGTCAGTACAAGAAATACCAAAATCAAGCAGTACGAGATGGCAAAAAGGCAGATAGTGCATTGGCAACTGGTAAAGTAGATGAAGCATTATATGCTAAACAATCACAAATGCTAAACCAAGCAAGGGCAAGAGTAGCATTTGAAAATTCAAAAGCTATTAAGAAATTGCGTGTTAAATTGTTAGACCAATTGAATCGCATGACACGTAGTCAAAACCCTATCATTGTTGAGCCTAATATGCGTTATTTCTATACACACATGGCATATCAAATGGGATTGACTAAGTATGATGGCTTAAAACCTGTTAATGGGTTTGACATGATGGCCGTAATTAAAGCACTCGATGCAGATGCTGACATCATGGGTGATAAGGAAGCGACTGTACAACTTGAACCATGGATATACGAAATGTTCGATGCTAAATCACCTAGAACGTTTAGTACTCTTAAAATGAGCGAACTCGAACAGTTAGAGGAACTCATGACAGGAATGTACAAAAGCGGTAGAACTCAATATGAGGGAAGTACGCTAATCGATGAAAAAGGAAATAACGTTACATTTGATGAAGCTATATTCCAAATTATTGATAAGGCAGCCGAAACATTTGGCAGAGATAATGGGAATGTATTCAATGAGTTAAATAACCGCAGCCGTGCAGATGCATTGTCTAATACATTGAATAACTTTAACTTATCATTATTGAAAGTCGAAACATTCTTACGCAGGTTGGATGGCGGAAAGAACGGCCCTGCAGTTAGATATATTTACGAGCCAATCAATAAAGCTACTCAGAAATTCAATGAGTACAAAGAAAAATCTATGTATAGATTGGCCAGAGATGTAAAAGCGGTATATTCTAAGAAACAACTCTTTGATGTTCGCAATGATCATTTCTATAATGTAGGCGAATTACGCAATGTTACCAAAGAACAAATCATCATGCTTGCCTTGAATTGGGGAACAGAAAAGAATAGACAACGTGCATTAGAAACTATCCAAAGTAATGAAGTAGAAATGGAACGAGCGTTTCAAGAATACATGACGGATAAGGATTGGGAATTTGTTATCCGCACATGGGAACATATCAATTCATTCTATGAAGAGCGTAGCAAGGTTCAAGAGGAACTTTACGGAAACCCTTTAAAGAAAGAAAAAGGGATTACATTTACAATTGGTGGTAGAGAGATACAAGGGCAATATTTCCCTATTGTGTACAACCCTAAAGTAAGTGCTAAAGTATCTGATTTCCAAACAGAGGATATAGCAAAAACGATGATTGCTAGTAATGCAATCTTTGGTACTGGCATGGGTGCTACTAAATCACGTTTGGATGTAGTAAAAGGCAAGTCCTTGATGCTTGATTTTGATGTTATCCCTAATGCGATTACGGAAGCTATTAACCACGTTACCATGCGTAAAGCGGTAACGGATGTAAATAAGCTAGTAGGCAATAGCCGTTTCCAAGAATATATCGTTGATAAATTCGGAATGGAAACCTACCAATTCTTGCGTACATGGGTTAGAGACAACTGGAAAGATGAAGCAGCAAAACTCGATGCATGGGGTAGATTGGTAATGACACTCAAGAAAAATACATCTACCGCAGTTATGGCTGGCCGTGTATCAGTAGCGTTACAAAATGCGTTGAACATTCCTGTTGCCATGTATCGTATTGGTGTAGGAAATACACTCAAAGCAATTAGTGATGCAGGTATTGGGTTCTATGGTGTAGGTACAGCTAAGTACAACGCAACACGTGATTTTGTATTAGGACAATCAATCTTTATGCGTGAGCGTGTTCAAACACTAGATAAGGACTTGAAGCAAGGGTTATCCATTGAGGGTAAAGGTTTACGCATTGGTGATACTAACATAGGCGGTTATAAAGCTGAACAACTAGCTAATATCCGTGATGATATTAACCAAATGGGGTTCAGGCTTTTAACAGAAACTGATTTTGCCTTGTCAATTCCTATATGGAAATTCGCATACGATAACAAAGTACTAGAATTACAAAGTGTTGAGGGAGTAACACCAGAGTTTGTAGAACAAGAAGCTATTAGTGCTGGTGATAGAGCCGTAAGGGATATATTCGGTAGCGGTGATACAAAAGACAGCGCAGGCATCCAACGTTCAAGAAATGCACTCACTCAACTATTCGTACCATTCTATTCTTACGCTAATACTTTGTACAATATAATCGCTGAGGGTAACTATGCACGGAAAGACCAAGGCAACTACGGACAATTCGTGCGTATGCTATGGTGGACTTTGACCGCACAAGCCCTCGGTATAATGGTATACAAAGCCATGACAAATGGAGATGATGACAGCCCTGAAGATTTGGCGAAATCCTTTGGGGAAGAGTTGGTATCACAAGCTACTATGGGTGTACCTATTGTGCGTGATATTTCCAACATGGCTATGAAATACATTCTAGGTGAAAAGGTATTCAGTAAAGGGAATACTGTAATGGCCGCATCAATCGTTGAAAAACTATATGATATAGGCAATGCAATTGTATCGCCTAATAAAGGTGCTATGGATGTAGGTAGAAGCCTATCACAAGTATCTAACCGAATTACAGGATTTAGTGATACTGTAACAGATGGACTATGGACATTAGCTAAATTTGCACTAACGGACACGGATGCAAAACTAGAAGATGTCATTATGGCTATCATGTTTGATAGACGATTGAAAGATAAAAAATCTAAGAAGAAAGACAAACATTAATAAATAAGGACTACTCAATAATGGGTAGTCCTGTTTAATTAGAAAGGGGAAACAAATATGATACCAGAGGTCAATAAACCTAGTGTAGTTTATCAATGTGATGGAGCAAATAAGAAATGGATATGGCCGTATGACTTTTACATGATTGAAGATATAACCTTAATCATGGTTGATGCAGATGGTACGGAAAGCGTACAAACAGGCAATATCGATTATGACAAAGAAAACAAAACTTTAACATATCCTGCTGATGGTGATCCATTAGACAATACGCACAAGATTATTCTTGAACGTAGAACACCAATTAAACAAGATACAGATTTACCTGATGAGTACCCTTTTCAAAATATCGAACACATGACAGATAAGGTAACGTTGATTTTGCAAGAAATGCAGGAGAAAATGAACCGAGCCTTATTAATCCGTGTAGGTAGTGATGAGGATGCAACAACAGTTGCACGTAAGATTGTAGATACATCGACAAAGGCAGCAAATGATGCTATCAATGCATACGAAAAAATCAAAGCTGAAAGTGATACTATTAACGCTAATGCAGAAACGATAAAGACATTAGGCGGTGAAATCACAGAATTAAGCCGTACAGTTGATGATAAACTAGCGACTAGCAATACCGCACTTGATACATCTAGTGTTAATGTAGCGAAAGCAGAAAAGCTAGTGGCGGATGCAAAAGCGTATGCAGGACAAACCACAGTTGATAAGCGTGATATTAACGAATTGGTAAGCCAAGCACGCACGTTAAAAACGGATATTGACAACAAACAAACATCAATCGCAAGTAACGCAATTAAAGCGACAGATGCAGCAAAACGTGCAGAAGTCGCAGCAAGTAAAGCGGAACAAATCGCCTTGCCTAATGGAGGTGGTTTGATTACAAAAACAGAAGCCGATACAAAGTTTATTCCTAAAGATAGCCTATATGGCATCGTATCTGTTAAAGACTTTGGGGCAGTCGGTGATGGTGTAGCAGATGATACGGCAGCATTCAAACGTGCTAATGATAATTTGAAAAACAAAATATTGTTAATCCCTAATGGCATCTACAAAGTGAATGAACATGTTTCATTCGATACTGTTGATAGTGTAATGGATATGGGAACATATAGCAATATCAAGCCGTTCTATCCTACTGAAACACCAATGTTAAAAGGTGCATCCAACATCGCCTTTGTTAAAAACATCCAATATGGTGATGAGGTTAACCAATGTCAAGGATTTACCTATAACGATAAAAAGAATGTGTTTGTGTTAGCATGCATTAATGGCGATGGTACAAAACAAAACTTGTATGAACTCAATCCAGATACATTTGAAATCGTAGGCACATATAAGTTTAGCGACCCTGACAAAATGGGCCATTGTAACACTATGTGCTACAACAAATATACGAACAAAATTTACCTTGCCAATGGATTAAAGAATGGTAATAACCTATCTGTATTTAATGCTGACACAATGGCGTTTGAAAAAACCATCACATTGAATGAGCGTGTGTTTAATATTGGATATGATCCTATCACACGAACTTATGTGAGCATCGTACCAATTAGCGGTCAACAACGCTTGCGTGAAGTCAACTTGTACAACGATGATTTCCAAAAGATGAAAACATATCAAATTGACTACCAATATGATGACTTTAACAACAACGGGGCATTAATGCTTAATGGATGCATCATGAGTGCAACGCTCGGTAGTTTGGTAGAATGTACACCATTTGGCACAGTTAAACAAATCATTGAAATCAATAGAACTACTGAAATTGAAGATATTGCATATTGTAATGGTAAATTCTATTTTGCGGTGTTAACAGAAAAACCTAGTAAACGGCATCAAGTAGATATTTATGTAGGCAATCCAAACCGAGATTATCAAAACTCAATCAATACTGCACGATTGGCAACGCTTGATTATCTCAAATTAACTGGTGGCACATTAAGTGGCGCACTTAAAATGGCTAACAATATTTTGATTGAGGGTTATAAACCTGATGGTCATGGTGTTGGTATGGCTAAAGTATCTACTGCTGGCAACGTGGAATTTGGCGATAGCTCCGTTAATACGTTTATTAAGGGTAAGGAATTTAAACACTATGACGGCACAGATAGTTACACAGTAATTACTACCAAACATTACGGCACGGCTATTTATAGCAAGACTAAAGCAGATGAAGTGTTTGTTAAAAAAGATGATGCAGGTTCATTTGGTTTTCCTTATTCTAAATTAGATACCGCAACAGATTGGAATACACTCACAACGCAAGGGTGCTACGAAATCAATTTCGATGG